TTCCGATCTATTTTTTGCCCACTATTTCAGAATAGCGGGCAAGTGAATACACTTGCCCGCTGATTTCTCTGTTTTCTGGGCTGTATATCCGTATTAACGGCTTATAGCAGCTCACTTTAAATAATCACCTGGCTTTCTCTTTTGCCCGTAGCTCCCTGTTTTGTCTTGCATGGTTATTTCGTTCTTTTTTGTGCCGCCAAAGTTTTGCGCTGTTACACCTCCATGCTCGTTTTTTCCAGATGTTCTTTTGTTTGGCACGTTTTTATCCATTACGTTATCGACACCGTTGTTGATTCCATCTAATGTTTTCGCCAATCCATATGGCGACATTCCTGTTGAACTCAACATTTGATTCCAGCTCTGTGCTGCATTGTACCAATCACTTTTTGACCAGCTTTCACTACTGTACGAGTTTGGCACAAAGCCGGATGCTCTGCTTACTCCTAGCGCACTTGACGATGGCGCACCCATGCTTGCTCCTGAAATCGTTCCTGCACTGCCCCCGGGCGTGCTTGCGCCGCCGTTTTGGAATGCCAATATAGGATTAAGTCCAGCTTTTTTCATGTCTTCAACTGCCCTCTGATAGGCTGTATTTGACATGTATTCTTGCCATTCCCGGTTTTTCATTGCTTCTGTCGAGTTAAAGTTCATTGCCGTTGCGTTTTCGATGTGATTGTATATGCCTTGCGCGATTGCTCCCAACGTGTTGTAACCCATCTGCTCCAACATAGATCGTTGATTAAATTGACTTTGTCTTTGTCCTTCTGCTGTCTGATATTGGTATGCACCTTTCAGATACTGCATCACCAGTTGGTCATTCGTTCCGGATTTGCTCATGCTCTGACTGCTTCCGCCACCTTGCTGTGTGCTTCCGCCCGCGCTCTGACTCTGGCCTGTTTGACCCCATCCACCGAATAACCTTCCTACATTTCCTGCGGCATTTGCTACATTTCCTATTGTGTTTGCTACCGTTCCAATGCCTCCGGCTAACATCAAGAAGTCGTCTATTCCAAACGCCATTTTTTAAAATAGCCGGGATTTCTCCCGGCTTCCTCCTTTCTTATAACTTGTACAGCCCCGGCACGCTGTAAAGCGGCATCCGGCGAGTTGTTTTGTTTGCTACGCGAATTGCCCCAAAGAACTGCGGCTCGTCCTGTACAATTAACGTTCTTGCGATTTCCTCTTTTCCTTCCGCCATCCACTCTTGCGACAGTGTAGGAACTTTCGAATAGTTGTCTGCATAGTGCCAGAAATCGAGTGTTCCCGTTGCGTTGCTTCGCATTAAACCGCTTACACGGTTCGGCTTCATTCGGTAGTCTGCCCACGCTTCTTGATAGCCAAAGGTCTCATCGTCGGTTGCATCGCCGGTGAGCATGATTTCCTTCTTTTTTACTGGCTGTTCGCCCAAATTTGCGAACTGCGGCACGTAGTAGTCCAGCCTGTCCTTTCGGCTCCAAAAACGCTCAAGGCCCTGCTGATAGCTTCTGTTGTGTCTTACGCAGCATACTCCAATCACGAATCCGTGCTCTTCAAAACTCTTTGTGAAAGAACTTTCGTTGATAGGTGTTACAGACATCGCACCGGCTTCGCCAATAGGTGTGTCGTTCTCTGTCTGCTGGCTACTGGTCTGCACGATTTGGTTGATATTGATGTGATAGCGTCCACCACCCAAATATTCAGGCACCTGTACCGTTTTATCTGAAATGATGACATCCCAGATTGCTTGCACCTGTTCGCGGTATTTCGAGCCGCCACGTGCTAGCGCTTCATAGTATTGCTGTACGCTGATTGCCTGCCGCAACTGGTTGATTGATGCTGATGTTGCATTGTCCAGTCTTGCTTCCATCGGAACCCACGTTGAAACTCCGCCTGCGTCTTTACCAAGCAGCACTCTTGCTTTTCCGTTGTCTTCGTTCCTTGTGGGTGCTCCCAATGTATTTCCGTTTGCCGGTACCAGATGGCTTGCGCCGTTGCTGGTCATGATTCCATAATCCTGTAGTTCATCTGCTGAAAAGCTCCATTGTACTCTTGCATTTCCTGTTAGTGGCAATGTCACATTTGGCCCTCTCTGCGCATACGGCATGCAGCTTGTGAAATAGTCATGAAACTTGTTTACCGGTAGCGGCCTACCGCCTGTTACTGCTTCAAGTAATGTTACTGACATTTCTTCTCTGCTTAGCATTTCAGTCATTATATATTCTACATCTTCATCACCTGTTTTGATTGTTGCCGCGTTTCCAACGTTTTCATCCCTGAAAAATTCGTTCCAGATTTTAACGTATGCCCTGATAGGCAGTGCATTGATACTGAACGGTTTCTTTACTTTTGTGGGTACTCCCATATAATCCAGTATTGATTTTTCATTTGGCATTGGAAGTCTTTCATTTCCGTTGATTTTGATTTGTGGTACAGCATACGTTTTTGCTGGCATCCATGGCGTTTCCTCTACTTCGCCCATAAAGTACTTAAAATTGTCCCATAAAATGCGGTTTGGACAGAAGAAATAGTAGAAATCAATAAAAGAGTCATCCATCACCGGATACTTGGGCGTTGTCATGCGGATAATTGCCGCTGTGTCCACGCTGAATGTGTCGCCTGGCAATACTTCATCTACGTAAAACGGAATGAGTTTGCCCGCGTCGAACGTTGTTAAAATCGTCTGATCTCGATTGAAACGTGTTCGGCTTGCTTTCATTTCTGGGATTTGGTTAAAGTGTCGTTCATTATTCCGATTCACTCTTCATCTCTTCTTCCTTTGGCGTTTCTTTTGGTGCTTCTTTCTGCATCTCCTGTAGCGCAATTGCGTTTGCTTGTGCTGTTGCAATCATTTGGTGATACTGGTGGATGTTCTGTGGCCAGTCCGTGATATCCGTTTCTGTGCCGTCCAACGCTCCTTGTGAAAGGCTCTGCATAAACTCCGGGTCAAAACTTGCCTTGCGGACGATGTTTTTGATGTCGCATTCATCTGCATAGCTTTCAATTTCTGCTTGAATGTCAATACTTTCTGTTTCTTGCAGATATTCTTTACCCTCTTTGTTTTTTGCCCAAACGTACTGTTTGCGCTGCTTTTCTCCTGATGCAGAAAAGAGGGGTTCTCGCCCCTCTTCATATCTGTTATTCATTCGGCTTTCCCTCCCATGCTTTTTCTTTGCAGTTCTGAAAAGCGCCGCTTTCATCTTCGAACTCTGCCAGTTTATAGCCCACGTAATCGGCCGGGGACTGCCCGATGAATGTGCTCTCGTCTTTCTGCATCACATTGCACATTCGTGCAAACGTGTTGTTGTTTTTGCTTTCGCCTACCCATGCATAGCACTTTGCTACGTTATCATAGATGCCATAGTAGTTTCGAATCATTGTTCTTTCCTTTCTTTTAGAGCCGAATGCCACCGCGCATTGGTTTCTGGCTCAGGTTGATACTTTTCGTTTTTCGCGCGGTTACGTTGAACATGCGTTTGTCCTTTATACCATGCATTACTTTACGATGTCGTCCCATTATAGAACCCCCTTCTGATTAGCTCCAGCTCGATGGCTTTGGCAAAGCTTTTGCATTGCCAGATCTCATCTATCATCTTTTTCGCGGTCTCTATCTCGCTGATTTTTCGTAGGAGTTTGTAATCGTTCTCTATCTCTTTGTATTTCTTTTCAAGCAGTTCGGTTAGTTCTTTTTCGGTCTGGTCTCTAATGTTCCATGATTTTGCAATCATTTTTGTTTACTTCTTTTCGTTCGGCTGGTCGTGCAGTGCGTGGTAAATTTCGTCCAGCTTTTCCAAAATCCGCATCATAATTTCGATTGCCTTTTTTACGTCCTTAATTGAAATTAGCGCCATTTTTAGTTCCCCTTTCTGTATTTGCTTTCTCTTATGTCTATGTGTACAAAATTACTGTACCTGATGATTCCGCCTAATTCGCCGAGTACCTTGCTCGCATATTCTGCCACCTCCTTGCTATTGTGATTTTTTACTACAATGTCGGCTGCCATGCCTTTCATGTGATAGCTGTTTTTTGCGCCGCCGACTTTTGTGTTCCACGTTGGTGTTCTGTATCCTGAATTGATGATTACTGGTTCGTTAAAGTGGTTTCTGATTGTTTCTAAGACTTCGAGCAGTTTAGGTGCCCACAAAAATTCTTTTGTTCCGTCTTTGCATCTAAATTCTTCTGCTTTGAAGTGTTGCGTTAATGGGTCGTTGTTTGTTTGGTTTAGGATTGCTGTACTCATTTTTGACCACCTCTTGTTTGTATTTTATGTTTTTCTGTTCGCTTTGTCAAGGTTTTTTGTAGAAAAATTTTGGCAAAGCGAACAGATGCCCGCGGCAGGCGTTTTCAACATTTTCCACAGAGTTTTCAACATTTCAACATTGTTAAACTTTAGTATAACAGAGCATTTTAACTTTTCAACATTTTTTTAACAAATCTTTTAACGTTTGCTTTTACCATTTTCTAACGTTTTAACGTTCAAAATTATCTGTTTTCAACTTTTCAACTTACTCTACTACTACGGCTACAACAAGTTATATAATAATACGCGTGCGCATGTGCGTGCGTCTACGCGTGCGCATGCGCGCGCGATACATTGGCATCTATCGATAGCGACAGCCCCATGAGCTGGGGCGCTGTCGCAAGGGGGAGACTACTACAGTAGTCTCCCCCTACTGAATAGAGCATAATGCGTTGTTTTTGGATCATTTTTCGGTGTCTCTTTGAGAAACCAAACGGAAGAGAAAGCCCAGTACCTTACTTGATAGGTACTGGGCTTGGTGACACCAATTAGAGTATACCGCGTTTTTTCGTTTGTTTTTTGGTAACACGTTCTTTTGCTTCTAACTGTGTTTTGTAGTCTTTGCCTTCAAACTGCAATCTTTTTTGATCGATTGCCTTTCTTTGCCTGCATTGTTTGATTCTCCACAACCTTTCTGGGTTTTCTTTTTCCATCATCTTTTCATAGTATCGAGGTATCTTTGCTTGTTTTCCGTTTGTACATTGAATGTAGCCTTGTCTCCAGATTTCTTCTTTGTGTTCTTGATAGTATGCATCTCCTAGCCCCGGTTTAAGTGACATGCACGCGAATGGCTTTTGTTGTCCTAGTTCATAGTAAGCATTTGCTTTTTTGCCATCAATTTCGTACATTTTTTTCGTTACGTATCCGGCAACATACCTGTATGTTTCCGGTGTTGCTTGTGCAATTTGCACATTTCCATTGCCCCAAATTTTACAAAGTGTTTCTGAAGTAAAGTATCCGTTGTGATGGATTTTGTACAGCTGCTTCAGGTCTGTTGGTTCCCATCCGTATAGTATCATATGGTAGTGCGGCCTTGCCGTTTGCTCTCCGTATTCTCCTGCACAGAAGAATCTTAATTTTGTTTTGTATGTTTTTCTGAGCCTTTTTAAGAATCTCTGCACGTCTGTGTATAGTAATGTTTGCACGCTTTCCGGTGTTTTTTTTCCTGGTTTCCAAACATATTGCACTTTTCTCATGATTTCGCCTGTACTAAGAATCATTCCCGGTACGTGGTCATCATCATAAGTTAATGTGATAAACCATACTTGCTTTTTTGGCCATTGCCGCGCTTCTAGTTCAATTCTTGTTGTCCAATCTTCTCTTTGCTGTATTCTGCATCCGATGCATTGCCCACAAGGTATTAACATAACTTTTGGTTCATACATCAAATCTTCATATTTTAATTTTTTGCCCACTATTTCAGAATAGCGGGCAAGAGATCGGAAGAGCAGTCTGAA